TTCAAAAACCAACTAACCTTTGTATTGAAGACCCTGCAGAACCTTGGGCTTACAAAACTAAAGGTTTCCACATGGATTCAGGAGCAACAGTTGTATCAATTGTTGTTGGACCAACATCAGGTACACCAGCGTTCTTTGTGGGTGATGCGTCATTCCAAACTGACCCTGAAAGTCCAACAAATCCATATTACACAATTCAATCAAGAAAATTCACTTTCTTAGTACAAAAAGGATTTGATGGTTGGAACATATACAACGAAAGTAGAACAAATACTGACAGATTCCAATTAGGTGGTGCGGGATATCAAAAAGGAGCATGTGCAACAACAAGATATCCAAATGCAACTGGTTGGGGAGCGTTTAAACCAATTGCTCTTGGTGAGTTTACAGATTATGCAAATACCGATTACTACGCATACTTGTTAGGTATCAATACATTTGCAAACCCTGAAGCTACAACAATTAACGTATTTGCAACCCCAGGTATTGATTATGTTAATAACTCAAACTTGGTTGAAGATGCTATTTCAATGGTTACATTTGACAGAGCGGATTCTATATACATTTGTACAACACCAGATTGTAATGTTTACATACCAACACAAACAGATAACTTCATTTATCCTACTGAGGCTGTTGACAACTTGGTTAATACCGGTATTGACTCTAATTACACAGCAACATACTACCCTTGGATTTTGGTTAGAGACACTGTTAACAACACACAAATTTATATCCCACCAACAAATGAAGTATGTAGAAACTTAGCATTGACTGACAACGTATCTTTCCCATGGTTCGCAACTGCTGGTTACACAAGAGGTTTGGTAAATGCGGTTAAGGCTCGTAAGAAACTTACTCAATCTGATAGAGATACTTTGTATCAAGGTAGAATTAACCCTATTGCGACTTTCTCTGATGTTGGAACAGTAATTTGGGGTAATAAAACTTTACAAATTTCGGACACGGCACTTAACAGAATTAACGTAAGAAGATTGTTGTTACAAGCTCGTAAGTTAATTTCAGCGGTGGCTGTTAGATTGTTGTTTGAACAAAACGACTCAAGAGTTAGGCAAGATTTCTTAGATGCTGTGAATCCTATTTTGGACGCAATTAGAAGAGATAGAGGTCTTTACGACTTTAGAGTAACAGTTAGTAACAACCCTGAGGATTTAGATAAAAACCAAATGGTTGGTAAGATTTATTTGAAACCAACAAAAGCTTTGGAATTTATCGACATAGAATTCTTCATCACTCCAACAGGAGCGTCGTTTGAAAATATTTAATACTAATGTTGAAAAACAAAAAAAATATCCCAGTGTCATCATTACTTGAAGGTTTTGATGACGCTGGTTCGCCAGATTTAAAATATTATGCATTTGATTGGGACGACAATTTGATGTATATGCCGACAAAAATAATTCTTCAAGACGAAAAGGGCAATGAAGTACAAATGTCGACTGAAGATTACGCCAAATATAGGCATGATATTGGTGTGAATGACTTTGATTATAAGGGTCATAAAATTGTTGGTTATGCCAATGAACCTTACAGAAATTTTAGAAAAGAGGGTGACAAACAATTTAAAATAGATTCAATGAAAGCAAAACCAGGTCCGGCTTGGTCAGATTTTATAGAAGCAGTTAATAATGGTTCAATATTTTCAATCATCACAGCAAGAGGTCACCACCCCGACACAATCAAAGACTCCATTTATAATTTAATAATTTCCAATCATAACGGAATTAATAAAGATTTACTAATTAAGAATCTTAGAAAATACCGAGACTTGGCTGGTATGGAGGATAAAACTGATATGGATTTAATTAGAGACTATCTCGAATTAAATAAATATTATCCTGTAAGTTTTAACGACCCAACGGGTACCTCCAACCCTGAACAACTTAAAGTGGAGGCAATGAGAGAATTTATATCATTTGTAAAAGAACAAGCAAATATTTTAGGTAAAAATTTATATGTTAAAAATGATATAAGTAATAAGTTTATACCAACTATTGGTTTTTCAGATGATGACCTTAAAAATGTAGAAGCTATGAAGAAACATTTAGAAGATGAACCAATATTAAAGACTTATTATACTGGTAAAGGAACTAAAACTAGATTCTAAAGAATGATAAATTTTGAAAAAACAAAGTAAATACAAAAATTTTCCAGATGGATGTATTTATAACTAAATAAAAAGTAATAAAAAAAACAAAAAATAATATACCATGGCTGATTTATTGATGAAAATGCCGGTTCCTTACGAACCAAAAAGAGCTAACCGATTTATATTGAGTTTTGACCCAACATTGGGTATTAACGAATGGTTTGTTGAATCAACTGGAAGACCTTCAATTGATATTAACCCTGTGGAGATTCAATTTTTGAATACATCAACTTTTGTGGCTGGTAGATTCAAATGGAATCCAATGACCATAAAATTCCGTGACCCAATTGGTCCATCAGCAACTCAGGCTCTTATGGAGTGGGTTCGTTTACATGCAGAATCTGTTACAGGTCGTATGGGTTATGCTGCGGGTTACAAAAAAGATTTGTATTTGGAAATGTTAGACCCAACAGGTGTTGTTGTTGAAAAATGGATGTTGGTTGGTTCTATGATTACAAAAGCTGCTTGGGATAACGCTTCTTACAGTGATGACAAGTTGGCAACAATTGACGTGTCTATCCAAATGGACCGTTGTATCTTGATTTACTAAGATTGTATTTACTTTTTATTATTGATTAATAATCAAAGTGAGGTATATTTAACACAGGGACTAATTCCCTGTGTTTTTTTTTATGGATAATACTTTATTACAATACGGACAAGAAAATTTTAACCTACCACATGACGTAGTTAAATTGCCATCAGAAGGTAGATTTTACGCCTCTAAAAAGAAATCTGTTAAAGTTGGATACTTAACAGCTGCGGATGAAAACATCCTCATGTCAACAAACCCTGATGATTTGATTATCAACTTAGTTAGGAGTAAAGTTTATGAACATGATTTGAGACCTGACGATATGTTAAATGGTGATATTGAAGCCATATTAATTTTTTTGAGAAACACGTCATTTGGTCCCGAATATAATATTACAGCTGTTGACCCACAAACCGGTAAAAGGTTTGAAACTGAAATTCTTTTAGATAGTTTAGACTTTAAAATTCCCAAAACCAATCCAAATGAAGATGGAACCTATTCAATAATACTTCCCAAATCAGCAACAAATTTGAAAGTTAGACCTTTAACTTATAAAGAATTACAAGATATTGAAAAATTAGGTGAAACATATCCTAAAGGACGAGTTGCTCCAAAGATAACTTGGAAATTAATGAAACAAATTGTTTCTGTGGAGGGGGATAGTAGTGAACAAACAAAATCAAAGTTCATCGAAGGATTACCAATCATGGACTCAAAATATATAAGAAACTTTCTATTTGAAAATGAACCATCAATTGATTTAAGAAAAACATTATTAGCCCCGTCAGGAGAAAAGGTAGAGGTCACTATTACCTTCGGGGCAGAGTTTTTTCGGGTTTTCTTCTGATTACGCAAAGTACCAATTAGACGAATTTTATTTATTGGCAACAAACATGAATGTTTCATGGAGTGATTTTATGAAAATGCCATCATATGCACGAAGATATTTTGTAGATAAGATTATAGAACTTTCACAAAAAAATTGATTGATTCTATTTATATAATATGTTACAGACAACAAATGCAACAAATCCAGAAGAAGAAGACAGACTCAACTATGTTGCCAAATACATAAAAAAACTCCAAGACGGTATCAATGAGGCGTACAAGACAATTGTTGATACCACCAACGGTTTAGTAGATGAACTAGATGAAGCTAATGCTAAAATAGCAGGAGTATTTGGACAAACTCAAAAATCTACTGCGGCATTAAGACAAGAAATTGCTGTGGCGATTCCATCGTTAATTTCAATGGGTGGGGAAACAAGTGACGCACTAGCTATTCAGGAAAGTGTTGCAAAAAAATTACAAACAAATGTAATAACATCTGCTGAGGTTACAGAACAACTTTTTGCGGCAGGTAAAGTTTTAGGTTTCACGGCTGCAGAATCAGGTAGAGTTGTTACAAATTTTCAAAATGCTGGTATTCAAACTGGTGAAATGGTTGAAAACTTACAAAAAGTTGCCAACATTGCCCGTAGTGTTGGTGCCAATACAAGTGCCGTTTTTGACTTAGTTGAAAATAACCTTAATCAAATTAATAAGTATGGTTTCCAAGATGGTGTTTCTGGTTTGGCTAGAATGGCATCTCAAGCCGCAGGATTAAGGATTAATATGAGTGAAACTTTTGAGTTTGCGGCAAAAGTTTTTAATCCCGAAGGTGCTATTAATATGGTTGCAACATTTCAAAGACTTGGTGTTGCTGCGGGTGATTTAGCTGACCCATTTAGATTGATGTATTTAGCGTCAGAGGATACTGAAGAATTACAAAATCAAATTGTAAAAATGACTGAAAAGTTTGTACAGTTTGATGAGAAATCCGGTAGATTTAAAGTTTTTCCTGGTGCTAAGAGAGACTTAATGGCATTACAAGAAGAAACGGGTTATGCGTATGATGATTTGGTCAAGATGGGTGAGGGTATGGCTAAATTCAAATTATTACAGGGTCAATTTAAAATTGGTGGATTCAGTAAAGAAGACCAACAATTTATATCAAATGTTGCTCAATATAGTAAAGAAAAAGGTGGGTTTACAGTCAAGTTAGGTTTGGGTGAAGAAAAACTTGTTTCTCAAATTGGTTCTTCAGACTTGGAAAAAATTAAAACTTTTAACGCACCAGTAAAGTTAGAAGACCTAGCCAAAGAACAATTATCGGTATTAGAAACAATTAATCAAACCGTTCAAACATTAATATATGGGGCAGCAGCACCTGTTGCGGCATCAAGGTTCCCTGCAGATGCTAAAGAAATTGTTAGAGCAATGGCGCTCACTGGTCAGGTGGAGATTGATAAATTAATTGGTAATACACGAAATACAATTCAAACTATTGATGGTGGGTATCAAAAATTAGCGTCAACGGCAATTAAGACATTAAGTGGTAAAGCAAGTGGTGGTGACTATGAAAGATTATATACTCAGAGTACTGATGCGTTCTTCAAAAATATTGAAAAATTTAGTACTACGTTATCAAATATGTCTTTAGCTGATATGAAACCATTTATATCTGAGACAAATTTGTTGGCTGGAACGGCTAAAGCTGGTGCGACTGCTTTAGAAAAATTCACAGACAAACTAAATGGTTTTACAACTGGAAAATCACCACAAAATTTGAATCTTCAAAGTACCAAAGATGTTAATCGAACTGATAATATCAATGTTAACTTTTCTCCTTTAAAAGTTGATGGTAAATTTGATACAGGTGGAGGTTCTGCGGAATTAACACAAAAACAAGCCGAGGCTATTGCTAAAATGATTGCCGATGCGATTGCTAAAGCAATCCCAACAACAACTTACGGAAATGTTCCTTCATCATTGGGGAGATAAAAAATTGAAAAGTTTCTATTTATTATAAAAACTAAACATGCCGAGTAGATTAACTCTTCCTGCGACCGAATTTGAAAGAAGACGAAATTTATTAAGGAACTTACCTCCTTATAGAAAACCAGGTGCTTTCACACCAATGGGTTCACCCGGTGTTATCGAAACGGAGTTAAATGATTATCAAGTTGTTGATTCACCTGACAACTTAATAGATAACAGTCCATTTTCAGATATTTTATATCCAAAGAATAAATTTGGTCCAAATGGTGGTTACGATAAAGATATTACTGGTTTAATTTCCAATTTACAATCAAAAAGTAATGTCGGTCCTTATGGTCCTGTTCCCCCATTTACAACAGCGTTACAAGATTACTCAACGACATTTATTGGTAAGGCGTATATTAAAAACGCTTATAGTCCTGCAAGTGGTTCATACTATTATTATGAAATTGCTGATTTAATTAAAAAACAACTCAATAAGACTTATTGGGAACCAATGAGTTTTGTTCCTTCAAGTTACTCACCTTATGCTGTTTTATTAGAGGAAGACCCAAGTGGGGACAATGGATTGGCATCTCAGGATTCACAATTAGCTCAAATTGGTGTAAAAGGTGCAAAAGACAGTTTCCAAGAAAGAGTTAATCAGAATGTAAGGACTCAAACATTGGGTCGTCTTAATATATTGGGGGGTATAAAAGACCCCGTACAATTGGCTCTTATTGTTGCGGGAAAGAGACCATTAATCGCTCGTGAGTTTAAAATTACTGCGGGTGGTGGAAATATATTATCACAAGGTCAAGATATTGTTGAAAGAATTGTTGGTTTCACATTACCAATCTCTCCAATACCTGGTGATTATTTTGAAAGACGAGATTACAACTCATCACAATCGGCTACAAGAGCATTTTCTAATGGAAAAAGAGGTGGTTTATTTGGACTTCGTGGAAACAGACCGGTAAATCCATCACAGTTATTCTTGGATTATACAGGTTCAGGACAAAGAGAACAGTTAACCAATAATTTAGCCACAAATAAATACAGACCTTACTATAATACAGGGGGTGCTGGCATTTTATCAGCTCTTGGAAATGCTATTACAGGAGCATTTGCAAGAGATGAATCTGAAGGAAATTTCTATGTCGGTACCGCAGAAAGAGACCCATCGTTCATTACATCACCATCGGGTCAAATACCAATCGACCAATATGGTAACCAAGTATTAGCGCCAGTATATGGTCCTGATTTATTAGCCAAAGACTTTGAGGGTGAAGATAATAACTTTATAACACCATTTGCTAGAACAAGTAACTTTGCTGAAACTGGTGACCTTTCAGGTGGTTTTTCATGGGTAAGTGGTAAGTGGGCTGCCAACTCAGGAAGACGAATGACCCCTAAAGGTGATTACGGAAGTGAAAGTCCTGATTGGAATCAAATTTCAGGTTCATTTATTAAGAGTGAATCAGATACAAAGACATTTAAACCTGGTTCTATTTTAGATAGTACTCAAAGGTTAATTGATTCACAACCAAACGATGGAGGTAGATTTGCTCACGTTGGTAATGCAATACAACAAACATCTAAAATATTCAACGATGGTTACAAACAAATCACAAAAGGTTCTCAAGTAATCAAATATTCCGATGGTCAAACAAATGTTGGGATTGAGTATTGTCGTATTTTCACCAAAGATACTCCGTATTACACCTTCAATGACTTACAGAAAAAAGAAGGTAACATTAGAAAGTTCTCTTATTCTATTTTAGATTCAACATTCAATTTAAATATTGCACCTGAAAAGGGTGGTGATAGCCTTATTACGACAGGTTCAATTAATGGTATTACACAAGGAAGAGTTAAAAAATATATGTTCTCTTTGGAAAATTTGGCTTGGAGAACAGGTTATAGACCTGGTTATAGAGTTAGTGACCTTCCTGCTTGTGAACAAGGACCAAACGGTGGTAGAATTATGTGGTTCCCACCATATGACTTGGCATTC